AGAGACTGAACCAGAAGCACCAGACGCTAAAAAGGATGATGTTGATCCGATTGAAGCAGCGGTGCAAGAACGTCTTCAACAAATGAAACAAAACATGGACCGCATGGTTAAAGAGCGTGACGAGGCTTTAAAAGCTAAAGCTGAAGTTGAACAAGCACAAAAAGCTGCTGAGATTGAACGTCTAGAAGCAGAAGGAAAGCTTAAAGAAGCTCTTGAAATGAAGCTTGCTGAAGCTAACGCTAAACTAAAAGTGTTCGAAGAAGAAAACACTAAACTGAACCGTGACAATGTTGTTAATAATCAACTTGCAAACTTAGAGTTCCGTAATGAGCGTAGTCGTCAACTAGCACAGCGCGATATTGTTGAGCAACTTGTCCAAAACGAAAATGGTGCATGGGTACATAAGTCTGGTTCTTCTATTCAAGACTTTATTGACTCTTACTCAAAAAGTGAAGATAATGAATTTCTATTCCGTGTAAAAGCAAATACAGGGAGTGGAACCTCGACTCCAGCTGCCGCAGCTCAAACTTCTGAACAAAAATCAATTTCACAAATGACAACAGAAGAAATTTTAAATATGGCTGCTAAAGGGCAACTTGGAAATTTCGGGTATTAATCTATTATAAGGAAATAATAAAATGGCTATTACAAATACCGATTTTCAAAATGTAGCGTTGGCTATCTCAGCATATGCTGACGAAGCATATACAACTGCTAAAAAGCTGAACTCAACAGGTATCGTTGGTCAGCGTGACGACATTACTGCTGATGGTGAATCTTTCGTTGGTCAGTTCCGTATGTACAAACCACTAGCTGCAAATATCAATGTTGCATCTTTATCAAGTGCAACTGATGGTACATACACAGATATCTCAACAGATATTGCAAACTACGTTAAAACAGTACGTACATTCGGTGCTCAACAAGTTAACATGCAAGAAGTAATCTCAAAGCAAGATGGTCTTGCAAAAATTGCTCGTGACTTCGCACAAGTACGTGGTGATGACGAAGGTAATGCTTTAATGTCAGTACTAAAAGGTGTTGCAGCTTCTGAAGTTGCTCTGGGTGACGCAGGTGGCTCTGGTAACGGCGGTATCACATCGTTCGACACAGATGCAGATACATCAGCAACGGGTTTCTTCGTTGACATAAACGCAGCAGGTGAATTTGGTGCAGCAGCAACAGGTTCTTCTGATGAGCGTAAACTATTCGATTCAACAGCAACAGGCGCAGCTCGTGGTGAGCGTTTGTTCAAAGCTATAGGTATGGCATTTAAAGACTATGAGCCAGACTTTATGTATCTAGTTACTTCACCAGAAGTAATGGCAGAAATGCGTGCAGCTAACGTTGTTGATGAAACAATTATTACAGATGGTAACTTGCAATTTAACACATTGTTTGGTGGTAAATTCCGTCTAGTAATGACTCGTGCAAACCAATCATCATCCCACGCAACAGGTGACGTAAATTCACGTTCAGCAAAATGTACATTTGTAGTTAAGCCTTCTTCAGTAAGCTTTGCTCCAGTATCAGTTCCTACACCAGTAGAAGTTGATCGTGATGCAGCTGCTTACACAGGCGGTGGTTCTACAAACGTATGGTATCGTTATGGATTTATCATGCATCCACTAGGTTACAACTGGACAGGTTCTACAACTGCTTTCGCAACTAACACAACACTAGGCGCAGCAGCATCTTATGGACGTAAGATGGACGCATTGAACCTAGGCATCTTGCCAATCCTACACTCATAAGTAATAGGAGGAGCTAATGGCACTAGAATTAAACACCAATAGTTTTGTATCATTAGACGATGCAGACGTTTATTTTGAAACTCGAATCGATTCAAAGAATTGGGATGATGCTTCAGATGAACTAAAAGAAGACGCTTTAGTCACTGCTACACAAATTATTGACAACCATTCATGGATTGGTTCAGCTGTTAGCTCTTCCCAAGCTCTAGCATGGCCTCGTAAAAACGCTATTTACTATGATGATCGAATGGGTCAAGAAATTAAATTTAGTGAAAGCGAAACACCAGCTGCAGTTAAAACTGCGGTATATGAACAAGCATTACACTTACTAAATAATGAAGACCTTTTAGCAGGAACAGTTCAAAATTTTGAGTCTATTTCTGTTGGAAGTATAAGTATAACTGATTCTAACAATGATGTTGTTCGTACTTCTATAAAGCCTTCAAGTGTAATGAAGTATATTAGACCTTTGTTAAGCAGAGGCTCTACAAATTCATGGTGGAGGTCTAACTAATGTCTTTAAACGCAAAAGTAACGTCTGCAGTTAATAAGGCGTTTACTGCGTTAGGGGATTTAGTAAAATCAGGAACTCTTTCTAGCAAAGCAGTTTCAGGTTATAATTTTAGCACTGGCACTACTGTAGCACAACTTCAAGTAAAACAGTTGATGTAATTATTCAAAGCACTAAAAATAAAACACAAGACGGTTTTATTGTAAGTGTTTTAATCAAATCTGGGATAGATATTTCAGTTTATGACACGTTAACAGTTGAAGATGATGTTTACAATATAGTTGACTTTGATGATAATGGTTTTATCATTGAAGCAATAATTGTGAAGGAGAAGTAAATGTTTGATAATGCTTTATCAGATATTGAAGAGGTGTTTTCTTTAGCCGCATGGTCTTCTGAAAATATTGCTATTTATCCTGACAATTACCAAGGCGAAATTAGTAATGACAATGAATTTTGTCGTTTATCAATCTTACCTAGCAGCAGTGAACCTTACAAATATGGTGGAAACAAATTAATTCAAGGATTAATTATTATTAAAATTTTTGTAAAAGCAGGAGAGGGCCAAGGCCGTTTAATGCAAATTGCAGATATTTTTGATAACCATTTAGAACAAAAAACATTAACTAATGGCACAGAGCTTGGTACATCTTACTTAAATGTAGAGGGGCTAGATCCAGCTAACAAATCGCTTTTTAGCGCACGATACATAATTCCATTTAAAATATACGGAGAATAATAAATGGCACATATTACATCTTTGGGTGCAGGTATTTTCTCGTACCTAGATTTTTATTCTGGTACAGTTGCCGACACAGTAGACACAGCAGCAGAATATGCAGGTCTTTTCGTTTCAGGAAACTCTAGCGATATCGATCGCTTACCTTCTGTACGTGAGTTTCCTTCAATCGGTACTCCTGCTAACATCGTTAACGTACCTGTTTATGGTCAGTCAACTTCATCACAGGTGCAAGGTCAAGCTGACGCACCTTCACTAGAAGTTACTGTAAACTATATTCCAAGTGACATGGTTGACTTTCATAACCTAGTAGGTACACAAGGCGCATTCCGCTTTATGATGTGTGACGAAGCAACTGCTTTAGCAGCAAGCTTAGACACAGGTACTACACCTTTGTCTTATGGTAACACAGAATTTTACTTTAAAGGTAAAATCGAAGCTATCTTGGTTAACCCTCAGTTGACAGACGCTAACACAGCAACAATTACGCTGTCTACACAGTCTGACTTCTTTGGTCCAGCTACGCTTCCATAAAAATAAAAGTTTTATTAGAAGCCTCTTTAACTAGGGGCTTCTTTTAAATAAGAGAGATTATAATGACAGAAAAACCGTTTAGTAAAAGTTTTGTAATGCGTACAACTTTTCGGCATATGCGCCGAAGTGTTGACATTAGTATTCGTAAGAGTTTTGAACGTTTTCAAGATTTCGATGAGAATTCAAAAGTCGGTAAAGAGATTATGGAAACTCTTTCCGTATTGCATACTTGCAGGAAGATGCTTGATGACTTTCAAAAGCATAATCCAGAATTATTTACAGAAAAAGACAAGTTAAGTTAGGATAAAATATGAAACATTTAGTTGGCAAAGTAATTACAAAAAAATACTCTTTTATGGATGACGAAGTAGAAGTTCGTAAGCTATCCGTTTCTGAAGTATTTAAAGTTCAAGAACTTGTAAAGAAAACAAATAAAAAGACAGATGAAGCATCACAACTCGCTTTATTGCGTGACGTAATTAGGCTTGCAGTGGTTGGTGCAAACGAGTTATCTGACGAAGATTTTGATCAATTTCCTTTAGGAGAGTTAAGTAATTTATCAAATAATGTTCTATCTTTTTCAGGACTTAGTGGGGAAGAGGCGGGAAACTAACCGATTCAGAAGAATCAATTTATGAACTAGCATACCATTTGCATATGCCTGTCTATGTAATAGAACAAGAAATGCCATATACTGAATTGTTAAAATGGGTTGAATTCTTCAAAAGAAGACCTCCTGGCTGGAGAGAAGATCAGAGAACTTATCTAATGCTTAGAACTCAAGGTGTAAAAGAAAAAGCAGAAAATATTTTTCCTACTTTAAAAATGCTTGCAGCTAATAAAGAAAAACAACAAACACCTGATAAGGCAATACCTCAAGGAAAATTTCTTGAGCTTATGTTAAAAGCTAAAGGCGGGGATGGACATAAATTATGACTAAAATAAGTATGGAAATTGTTAACTTTGATAAAGAAATGAAAAGAGTAGAGCAAGAAGTTAAGAGATTTGCTAATGATGATTTAAAAGGAAGAATTAATTTTGCTACAGAAACATTAAAAATTGTTACACCTGTTGATACAGGAAAAGCTCGAAAAGGTTGGAAAAGCGAAATTAAAAAAGATATTGACGGTTATATTGACGGTGAAATAGCCAACAATGTTGAATATATTGATGTATTAAATAGGGGGCATAGTAAACAAGCTCCAAAATATTTCATTGAACAAACACTGTCAAAAATAGGTATTATCACCCCTAATTAAAATTTTATTGCCCTCTGATGGCTTCCTGTATCGGGAAATCGTTAGGGGGCAATTTTATTAAGGAGGTCACGTATGAGTGGTGTAACTATTCGAGTTAGGTCTGATAGTAGACAAGCTAGAAAAGATTTATCTAATTTAGAGAGATCAGTAGCAAATATTGATAAAACAGTAAAAGGCGTAAGTAGTGCTTTTAAAACTCTTGCCTTGTCAATTGGTTCAGCTTTTGCAGCTACAGCAGTAACTAAAGGTATAAACAATGCAACAGACTCTCTTACAAGTTTAGAAAACAGAATTGCTCTTGTTACAGGACGTGGCAAAGAGCTTAATCAACAAATGGACGCAATCTTTTCGATTGCAAAGGCAACTCGCCAACCTGTCGATGCAGCAGCTGAAACGTTCAATCGTTTTGGTATTGCGCTTCAAGAATCAGGAAAAAGTGTTGCAGAAATAAATGTTGCAATTGAGGCAGTTGGTCGTGCAGCCGCTATATCTGGTGGTAGTGCAGAATCCATTCGTGCAGCCCTGTTTCAATTGGGTCAAGGTTTAGCATCAGGCCAACTTAGAGGCCAAGAACTTAATTCTGTTCTTGAACAAGCCCCTGAGATTGCAAGAGTTATTGCAAATGATTTACAAGTACCTTTTGGTTCTTTACGTAAATTAGCTGAAGAAGGTAAAATTACAACTGATGTTGTATTTAATGCATTAGTAAACCAAGCAGATGCTTTAGAAAAGAAATTTCAAAATATTGAACAAACTTCTGGTCAAGCGTTTGTTGTATTAAGAGATCAAGTAGGTCGTGTAACAGCAGAAATCAGTAAGCAGCTAGGTATTACTGCAGCCTTTACTTCTAGAATTAATGCTTTGTCTAATTTTATAGAGCAAAATAGACAAGCAATTGTAGCTTCTGTTGTTAATTCTGCAAGAGGTTTTCAATCTCAATTCCAAGGAATTATTGCTATTGCAAGAGGCGTTTCTAAAATATTAACTGTAATTATTGGAAGATTTGCAGACGCTATACCAAGAATAACAACCCCCTTTAGAGACTTTGCACAAGTTCTTTATGGAGAAGTTGCAGGAGGTTTTTTATTTGCAAGCGCTTTAATTAAAAGATTTGGATTAGATATTGAAGGTGCATTTAGAAAAATTACAGATACTCGTTTTGCAGGAGTATTTAGAGAAATTTTTTCAGCTAAAAGTTTAAAAGAATTTGGAGATGCTTTATATAGATTAGGCGAAGTTTTAGACAGGTATGGTAGACGTTGGTATAACTTTGGAAATTTAACAGATCGTTTTTCTAGATCTGCTAGAGTATACTTGTATGAAACAGGTGTATTTTTAGGATTAATTGATAGACAGCTTATTAGGCTAAGATATACCTCTTTTGAACGTTTATCTAAAGCAGGTTCAGTTTTAGCAGACGCACTATCCCAAGTTAAAAGAAACATTGCTGCAAGTGATTTCTTTGTTCTTATACAGATATCAATACTTAAATCAATACAGCTATTTAAAGCTTATAGTGATGCTATATTTAATTTATTAAGGATTGAACCTCAAAAAGGATTTGATTTCTTAAGTAATAGTTTTGAAAGCGTTTATAGAATTGCAAATAATTCCTTGTCTAGAACAACTAAAATAATAAAAGATTTTGGAAATACAGTAAAAAGAACTTTTCTTGATATATATGATAAAGTAATAGGAAATTCCTATTGGACAGACACAATGGAAGGTACTTATTCTTTAGCTGCTGATAAACTAAACAAGACTAAAGATTTAGTTAAAAACTTTGCTTCAGAAGTTTCTGGTTATGTTAGAAAAATTTATGATTCACTTAATTCCCCTGTACTATCTAGTTCAACAACAATTGATATTACTATTGGAAATATTAAAGCTAAAGCAGGAGAAATTAGTAAATTTTTAAATACTACTGGAACTGAAATAGCAACGGGCATTGCAGAAAAATTAAGATCAGGTATTACTCGTTTGCAAGATATATCGCCAAGACTTGCAGGTATTATTACTGTTGCTGTAACAGCAGGGCTAACTCGTGCTTTAAGCCCTAGTTTGTTTGCTAAAACTTTTGGAAAACTTGGTCCTTTGTTATTTGTAACAGTCGGAGCAGCATTAATTAATGCGTTTGATGGGGTTGTATTAAAAACAGGATTTTTCCAAGCATTAGCAAACGGGGTTGGCCAAGCAATTGGAGAAGGTCTTAATACTATTGTTGAAAACATACCTCAAA